AGTTATGGGTGCGGCTCAATTGCCACAAACAGACCCTTTAGAAATTGCAATAAATCAAAGAAAATTAAATGGACTTTTAAAAGAGAAGGCAGAAATAGAAGCATTAAATAATAGATTGACTACCTATGCACTTGACAATCAAAAGAAATCTATTAAATTAGATTATGAGCAAGAGAAAATTAAAAAACCTAAAGACACTAAAAAAGAAAAAGAAGAAAAATTCAAAGCAGATGCAAGTAGCTTAAAAGCTATGGAAGATATGATTGCTAATTTAAAAGAGCAACAAAGAGGAGCAGATTTAACAAGTGAAAGATATGCGGCCTTAGGTAGTGTTATTAGTGTTTTAGAAGAAACTTATAACGGATTGGTTGAATCTATGAAGCCAAAAGAAACTCTTTTACCTATGGCAAAAGGAGTTAAAGATTTAACAGATGAAACCAAATTATTATCTGACTCATCAAATAAAGTTGTTACTGATTTAGAAGCGCAAAGACAACAAGAAATAAAAAACACTGAAACTTTAGCAAAATTAAAAGAAGTAACTGATAATTATATTAGTTCATTTAGTACTGGATTTTTAGGAAGTCAAGGTTTAGGTGCTTTTGATATTTTCTTTAAAGATATTGGCGGTGGTGTTACTGAATTTCAACAGAAATTAGAAGCATTAAAACAAAGCGGGGCAGATATGAAAGAAATATTTGCTTTGTATTTTGAGTCGATTGCCGAGAGTTCACAACAAGCATTTAATAAAATTACAGAACTTTCAAACCAACGTTTTGAGAATGAAAAAATAAATCTACAAAAAGAAAAAGATATTGCTATTTTATTTGCTGGCGAAAGTGCAAGTGCAAAAGAAGAAATTAATCGACAATACGATGAACGTCAAAGAGAAATAAGAAATAGAGAAGCAAAAGCTAAAAAACAACAAGCTATCTTTAATATCCTAATTGACACCGCACAAGGTGTTGTAAGTGCTTTAGCCTCTACACCTCCAAACGTTCCTTTATCTATTGCAATCGGTGTAATTGGCGCTTTACAAGCTGGAATAGTAGCATCGCAACCTACACCGCAATTTTACAAAGGTACAGATAATGCGCCTGAAGGTTGGGCGTGGACTCAGGAAAAAGGAGCAGAGGTTATTACAGATAAAAACGGAAAACTTAAATCTACTGGAAGCAACAAAGGTGCGCAAATGACTTACTTAAATAAAGGTGATAAAGTTTTTACTGCTGAAAAATCAAAGTTAATGTTTGATAACGGATTAAATAACATACTTTCATCAAATGGTATTTCGGGTTCTAAAATAGAAGTTAATACACCTAATATAGATGTAAGCGGAGTTATTAAAGCTATTGAGAATAAAGCAAGTGTAAACTTAAGTATTGACAAAGGCGGATTAAATGCTTTTGTTTCAAACGGACATAGTAGAAAAGAAATTACAAACAGACGTATAAACGGAATAGGACAAAATGTATAAACACGAATTAGAAATATTAGGAATAGGAGCACCTTTGATGTATGAAATTTGTGAGCCTATTGGTTTTGATGGTTTACAATTTCAAACAGAACAAGAAAGCAAACGTTTTGCACGTTCTGTAAATTTCGGAGCGTTAGATAAAATTGAGTTTGTTAATGCGGTTGGTAATTTAGCAACTACATCACAAGTTAAAAACCAATTTGGTGATGTATCGGAATATTTAGATTATGGTTTAGAATGGCTTTTATACGGATTAGAAGAAAAAGGTTTTGAGTTTGAAGTATATTACCATTTATCTAAAGATGGTTTATACTATCCAAAAATGCAGTTAGATTTTAGCGAAAAAGATATTACCGATGGTAAAAACTATGTTAGTTGTAAACTTATCGATATAGGTGTTATAATGGATTATAAGCGTCAAGGAAGCGAAATATTTAACGCTTTTAGTGACAAAGATTTTAAAGGCAACACAATTACAACATTGCCTACTTTTAATTATTTAAGACGTGCTACGCCAATAAGTCAACAATCATTATGGAAGTTACCAAATAATATTATTTCTTTTGCTGGTTCGGCAAATCAATTTAATAATTTTAGTCAACAAGCTGAGGAATACGGAATAGATAATAGTTTAGGTTGGTTTGATGCTACAGAAACTAATTTAGTTCAAGCCGTTAATAATATCAAACTTATTAGGGCTAAAAATGATTTATCAAATATTGTTGTAACAATAAAAAATAATATTGATATAAATTATAAAGTCACAGACCCTACACCGGCATCGCATATGTCGATGTCATTGTTTTGGTGCGTTTTTGAAGAGCCTTATAGTTTAGGAAGTGCGGTAATAAACACCGCATTTAGTCAAAATGTAACAGGAAGTATAAACCAAATAGTAAAACTAAACAATGGTAATGATATTACTTTTTCAGTTCCTTTCATAGAAAGAGGACAATGTTTGTCTGTGTTTTGGTCAATGGATTGGGATATTACTAATTTAGATAGTGGTAATAGAGGAAGTTTTGATTTTTATAAACAAGACTTTGTAGTAAAAGCAACATCAACCGCTATTGATTCAGTTATTAAGGGTGTAAGATGGATTGACTTAATTAAGCAAAGTTCAAAGTATATTAGTAATTTACCAATTGATGCACCTAAATTCGATGTAGGTGGTGAACATTATAATAACGTTGTTTTCAATCGTAGAATGGTATCACAAAAAACTGACTTTTTTAATGTTAAACCTGATGACGTTTTCGGAAGTGTTGAAGAAGTTTGTGCAGATTATGAAATAAATCGTAATGAAATATTTATCGATAGTTACAACGGGTTTTATACTAATAATGAAATTGGAGTATTTCAAATAATACCAAGTAAAGACTATCAAAGATATTACAACGATAGAGCAATGCTTAAAAGCTATAAATATGGTTATAAAACGTATGAACAAGACCGAAATACAATAGGAACTTCAAACGCAATAAACACAGAAAGCGAATGGTTATTACCTAATTTATTAGCCGATAATACAAAAGAAATTAAAAATGATTTTGTACGTGATGCATTTGCTATTCAATCTATTATAGATATTGAAATAACACAACCAACAACATCGACAAACGAAGATGACAAAGTTTATATTGAGGAATTTGTAGCTTTGCAACCTAATAGTTTCGGAACATTTGGAGCGAGGTTATTAATGCGTATAAACGGAGCAAATTTAGAAATACTAAACAGAGATAGTAATGGTGATAGTGGCGATGTTGTTATAAATTGGTTAATTTTAGGTTTTGGAGTTGGTGATAACTTTCAAATTACAAATGGTCAAAATGTAGGCACTTATTCAGTTGTTGCAATTACAAGTAGTGTATTAACTTTATTACCTATAGGGTTTGTACCGACTTTTACTGGCGATGGATATATTAAAGTTAAATATTTTTACTCAAATGTACAATATCAAACTAGATTAACACAAGGTGTATTATTACCATTAAATAATACTTTAGCAAATATTAACTACTCAATTAAACGAAATATTTTTCGTTGGGGTTCGTGGATATCTACTGCAATGCTTTATAATAAAACGTTATTAAAAAACACATTCTTTAAAAGTAATGGAGCGTTTGTGAGCCAATTAATAGGAGAAACCAGCTCAATAACAGAAAATGCAAACGTAAATTATACCGATTTAGATGAACCAATTATTAGCGCAAATGTTCATAGTTTAGATTTAGTAGCAAGTTATGAAAGTGTTGTAGATTATATGAATACATATTCAACAGATAGAGGATTTGTTCGTTGTTATGATATGCAAGGCAATGTAATCAAAGGTTACATTCAAAAACAATCATACAATCCATTTACAAAAGAATTTAAAACAACAATAGAAGAAAAATACAATACACCTTATTTAACTTTGACATATACAAACGGAATATTAAATGTTGACGGAACGGATTACGATTTAGGCGGTATTTCTAACTGGTGGATATTTGAAAATGACTTTTTTAAAGTGTTTGATGAAAATTCTATTCCAATATGCAATTTTTATAAATATAATTTTGTAATTTTGGACGGAGTAAGTTATACAACTAAGTTAGATTTACAAAACGCATTATTAACGTTGTGAAACGTAGATAGGTTATGAATATAGATAAAAGTTTTATTAAACTTTACTTAAACGACTTCGTAAAGGCAAAGAGTGGCGCTAACCCAAACGTCGCTACTCTACTTTACGATGGTTTTATAGTACAATTACCAAACGAAACTTTTGTACAAGAAACTAATTCAGATATTGATATTTCTTTTGCTGGTGGTATTCAAATTGATTTAATTAATAGTTGTGGCAATGTTGTTAAAAATATAGACAATAATTTTGCTTATACTTCTTTTATAAATAGTCAAGGAATTGAGCAAATAAGATTTGAGTTCGGATTAATAAACGAAAACTTTTATACTACACCATTACATTTAAAGATTACCGATTTAATAAATGGTAATATATTTTACTCAAATAGTTTTATAGTTACTGATTATTATAGTAAAACTACTACTAGATTTGATTATTTTAATAATGGTGATGTTGTTAAAAAATCAATAAGATTAAATAATTGCTATTACCATACACCTAAAAACTCTTTAGATTTAAAAAGCTATACAACTACTCAAGGATTCCAAACAAGTTACCAAAATACACCGACTTATTTACAAAAATATTTGATTGACCAATTAGATTTTTTGGTTAATGATAGCATAACCGATATGTTATGCAAAGAAATAGTTTATGTAAATAATGTGCGTTCAACAATTTCAGAATATAAAGCAGATGAACGTATTGGAACTACTAATTTCTTAAGTGCTGAATTTTTAGTAAATCCTTTAAACCAATTAAAGAATTGGAATTTACAAATATTATCAGAATTTAATTTAGTTTCTTCTGTTCCAGTTAATACAAGTATATCAACTACTTTTAACGGATTAGTTTCGTTTACTTTTAATAAGAATGTAACTACTACAACATCAGTAAAACTTTATAATGGAACTACTTTAGTAGCAACTGAAATAGGCACAATTACAAATAATGTTATTGATGTTGATTTTAGCGCATATACTTTTGTAAATGGTAACTACACATTAATAATTGATTTGGTAACAAGTAATTCCGAAAGTACAAATGTTTATACAACTTTTGAAATAGCATCGGGACAATACAATAGCTCTCAATATAGTAATGATTATTTAATTTAACAATATGGCAACAACAAAGGCAAGTTTAATAAGCACAATAAATGGTTTTATAACCGCAGTTATTGACGTAACAAAGCATCGTAATTCGATGCTAGAATTGATAAATACATTCTTTTCAACAACAATTACAAAGAGTAATACCGCTGGAGTAAATCAATTTACATATAACCTTAAATTCAATAAAAAAGGAAATATTGTACATTGTAGCGGTTTTATTAAAAATGACTATTCTATAATAAGAGGTAACGAGGTTATTTTTGTTCAAACAGATTCGGAACTTTATTGCAAAACAGGTCAAGATACAACTGCATACGGAATGAACTCAACATCTTTGTCAAATCAAAGTGTTATGTTAAATTTCAATAACGCAAACATTTATCTAAACGGAGCGTTCCAAGTTGGAGCAATTATTTATATTAACGCATCATATCAAACAAACGACTAAATTATGGCACAAAATTTAATATACATATCCGATAATATACATATATCAGATAATTTACTTCCAAAAGAGTATAGTTTTGATGTAAATGGTAATTTTACTACTGCTGGAGGGAGTGGTGGAGTTTCTTACAATACAACTAGATATGCTGGAGAAAGAAGTTTATCTATTTTAAATACTGATTATCAAAACACCGATTATAGTTTTTGGATAACCGACAAAGAGATAGTTCCTTTAGTAAATGGTAAATTGGTTTTTTCTTTATTTGTAAATGCAGACAATACCGAAAATACTAATTGTGCTATTGAAATGTATTTCGGTGGTGTTTTAGCTGAAACTTATAATTTTACAATTGATGTGGTTTCACAACCATATACTGCAACTAATAAATGGAAAAGATACGCACAGATATTTTCAACATTTGTAGGTCAAGATGTTACTTTTAAATTTATATTAAAACATAATAGTTCAAGTGCTTTTACAGAAAAAGAGTTATTAATTGATGGTTTAAAGTTGGAGCAAGATAATAAAGGGGTTGGATTACCTACTACTTATATACAACCTATACCAAATTATTTTGAATGGCAAAGCAGAGTAGATACTACTAATACTCAAGCGTTAATAGCTTCTACAAATAATGCTTTTGGATTCGCTGGAACTTCGGAAAAAAGTAATGATTTTGAAATATTAGACGATACTGGACTTATTACACCTTTAAAAGAAAAAGATGTAATTACTATTGACTATTCTTTTATAGTAGTTACACCAAGCGGAACTGACAAGTATATTGATGTTCATTTAATTTGCGATGGAGTTACTTATAGAGGTTGTACTTTTCCCTTAGTTCACGGAAGCGGAAATAATCAACATATAAGCGGTTCTTTTACTTTACCAATTGGAGCAAGTTTTTTTACAAGCGGTGCAAAATTATACATTAATCCAAATGCAAATTGTAATATCAATACAAGATATATTTCAGTTGTTGAACATTCAAACCCAATATTATAATGTTTAAGATAATAAAAAAAGGTAGTAATAATTTTTGGCACGGTTTCAATAATGGTGCTAAAAACCTTGCTATTAGTGATTTTGAGGTAATTTTAGACGGAGCTTCAAATACCTTTGTAATAGTACTTAAAAATGGTGCAAATATTCCACAAATAGCCTTAAGCGTTTTAGATATAATTGTAATTGATGAAACCGATTCAAGTGTTGAAGAAACATACTTAACCGCTTCACAATTAAGAGCGAGATTAGTTGTATTAGGTTATACTGCTTATATAAGTGGTAACGGAGTTACCGAACTTTCACAATTAACTGATGTTGATATTAGTGGACTTGCAAATGGTCAAGTACTTGTTTGGAATAGTACTGCTAATAAATGGACTGCAACAACGATTGGAGGTTTAACAACCCCCACACTTCAAGAAGTAGTTTTACAAGGCGACGAGATTATTAACACAGCTGGTAATTTAAAAATTGTTTTAGATAAAGAAGTTAACGGAGTTGTTTTATACGAATTAGTTTCAGGAACTTGGGAAGAAAAAGGACGTTACACATCGAGCGATTTTCAAGTCGGGGTTGGTACTGGTAATTACTATATTTTAGGAAGTGAATTTACTGGATTTTCTATTAGTCAAGGAACTGATATTGTACAATTGACGGCTAATTCAATTACTAAAAATGGTGTCGAAGTAGTTACCGAAGTCCCTTATACTTATATCGGTGGAGAGGTTAATTTTGATTATATTGTTTTCGTTAATCAGATTAGAATAAAAAACATAAGTGGTAAACTAGCGGTTTTACAATCTGACAATTTAACGGATAATAGAAGTGTTCAGTTTCAAGATAAAGACTATATTGGGGTTGCTGATATTACAGATATACCCGACGTAAGCGGAAAAGAAGACACTGCAAACAAAAGCGATTCTTATACTACAAGTTCTTCAACTACTTACGCAAGTACAAAAGCGTTAGTTGCTGGTTTAGCTACTAAACAAAATACGCTATCCTACACACCTTATAAATTCATACAAGTATCTGACACGCCTCATACGGGAACAACTGCTGAAACTATTTTAGCAACTGCAACAATAGCTGGTAATACTTTTCCAAGTACGGAAGTTTTAGAAGCGTTATTCGGAGTTAATAAAACGGGTACGGGTGGCGCTTATACAATCAGATTAAAAATAAATACTTCAAACACTTTGTCGGGTGCTACAACAATAGCAACATTTACTGCTGGGTCAAATACCGTTCAATGGACTTTAATGTCAAGAAGTTTTTCATTGCTGTCTGGAAATTTGAGAGGTTATCCATTTACAACATCACAAGTTAACGATGTTATGAATATAGGAGGGACTTTAGGAAGTACCACATACAACACCGCAAACACTTTATATATGTTTTGGTGCGTAACTTTAGTAAATGCTGGAGATAGTATTACACCAAATTTATGTAACTTAACAAATAACTAAATGAAAACAATAATTGATAAGAACACAGAAGAAGTACTTTACTCTACAATAGTAGATGTTGAACTTTTAGAAAATGAAATAGCAGTAAATGGATTAAGTGGCGATTTCACACATTACAATTTAGTAACCAA